GGGATATCCTGCCACCTCTCCAGGTGTGAGAAGTCGTCAAACTGTTGATCAAAATACTTACAAGAAACGATAGTTGGATCTAGACACGCAAAGTCTGAGCTCTCATATGGGTAGAAACGACAGTCATACACACCACGATCCGGAATCCATTCCTTACCAACAAAGAGACCGTTTTTGAAAGACCATACATGTCTTCTCTTACTTATCTCAGGGAACTGCTGATCTTTGCATTTGGATACATGGTCAATAACCTCACGGAAAATACTTCCCTTACTTGTAAAGTTTTTCCAGTTTGTAAATGATGAATCTTTTTGAGCAATTGAATACACAAACTGATCTATAGGAAAAATTGGATTCCAAGCTCTAGTTCTGTACCCCTCGATAGTCTTGATTTCTTCACAACAATGTCCCTTGTATCTACGATACCCACACTTATATGTTTCTTCTAAAGTGTACAGGAGACATTTTTGATACGGTGAAATACTTTCAATCTCTTCATCATCCATAGCAGAAGGATCTGAAAACTTTGGAAATTGAGGCTGAACAGTTGGAGTACTTACACGTTCATAGGAGATGTAGTGACGTCGGATATTTTCATACCCATCCTCAATGTGTAGAATGATATTAGCAATACGCTTATCTAGACTAAGACCCAATTCATCAGACAGACTATCGTCATCCTTTGTATCACCATTTTTCATTTTCTCCTTTTTCATCTTGTTCATATGATTCCTTAACTCTACAGCGAAGTCAAGGTTCTTTTTTCTTATAGTCTTGATAGCTACCAAATCTATATCATTGATTGATACAGCCCCATATTCATTGAAGCAATTATTTGAAATGTACTGGTTGTATCCCAGCATCTGGTGACTAAGAAAGTCTTTTTCATGGAGTCCCCACGCATTCTCTAAATTTGATAAGAGGCGTGTACCCTGATCCTCATTCATCGACCGAATTTGCTGATTATGAAGCTCTGCCAAAGCTTCATACTTGTTGGGTTCCTTGTCGATGAAGTGGGTATTTTCCATATTAATGATACTACAGGTTTTTCTTTTAATTAGTTTTCAGAGATTGAAGTTGAGCTAAAATTTTCACTAAAATTTTATTTTGGACTTGGATCTGACTAGAAATTCCAACCAGAGCACTGCACACAGTGTCACCCTCATCGGTCGCGAACAGAGAACCGAGAAGCTCGGGTAAATCAATTTCCTCATCCTCACCAGGATCTATGATACTGTCAGTCTCAATTTCAATCTCGGATTCGGTATCTAAAATTTCACCATCTTCAATTTCATCAGGCTGTGTGGACATTTGTAGTAGACTGAGAAATTCTGGATCGCGAAATTTCGCATTTACCCAAAATTATTTTCTCTGCTTATAGTACAACAACTCTCAAAATGGCTGGCGGTCTTATGCAACTCGTCGCTTACGGTGCCCAGGATGTCTACCTTACCGGTAACCCTGAGGTAACTTTCTTCCAGGCTAAATACAAGCGCCACACTAACTTCGCGATGGAGAACATCGAGCAGACCGTGAACGGTACCGCCGCTGACTCCGGCCGCGTCTCCGTCACCGTTGCCCGCAACGGTGATCTCGTCGGCGACATGTACGTCGAACTCAAGGTCAAGGCTTCCGGTATTGACGAGGCTGGCGCCGCGTGGGTGGCCGAGCGTGCGATCAACAACGTCGAATTATCGATTGGTGGTCAGCGCATTGACAAGCAGTACCAGAAGTGGTGGCGTCTGTACACCGAGCTTTACCTCGATGACTCGAAGAAGGCTACTTACGGTAAGATGACATCCGGTGTCTCCGGCAAGACTGTCTATTTGCCCCTATACTTCTTTTTCAACAGAAACCCAGGACTCTATTTGCCTTTGATTGCTTTGCAGTATCATGAGGTCAGGCTGGATTTTGACCTGTCCGCGCACTTCGATGAGTGGCTCGACACCTCCACCTTCAAGGTCTGGGCTAACTACATCTACCTTGACACTGAGGAGCGTCGCCGATTCGCCCAGAAGGGTCACGAGTACCTCATCGAGCAGTGCCAGCACACCGGCGCTGACACCGTTGACTCTGGCTCCACCAAGCAGGTCCGCCTCTCCTACAACCACCCCGTTAAGGAGCTTGTGTGGTGCTTCTCCAACACCCTCACCCAGAACTCCATGTTCAACTTCACCAACGCGTCCACCGATGCCGCCGTCAAGCTTCACACTGGTATGGCGCAAGCCGCTTCTTCCAACTCCTTCGTGTCCCTCTCCACTTATGGTGCCCCCATGCTTGGTGTCGGTGCCGAGGTTGGTGGCTCCGCCATCTTCACTGAGGATGAGATCGGTCCCCTCAACACCTTCAAGCTTGTGCTTAACGGCCAGGACCGCTTCAAGGAGCAGAAGGGCAAGTACTTCAACCAGGTCCAGCCCTTCCAGCACCACACTGGCTCCCCCTACGCTGGTGTCTACGCGTACTCCTTCGCGCTCAAGCCCGAGGAGCACCAGCCTACCGGCACTTGCAACTTCTCGCGCATTGATAACGCGCAGGTTGCTGTCACTATGGGCACCGCCAATGACGCGACCACCATGCACATGTTCGCCACTAACTACAACGTCCTTCGTATCCAGTCGGGTATGGGTGGCCTCGCTTTCTCCAACTAAATACTCATACGAAGTATTTTAGTAAATATCATTAAAAAACAAACCTCATTTTTAAAATGCACAGTACCAATGCTGTTTAAAAATGATTAGCAAGCCTAAGTCGACCTATTATTTTTGTTTTCTAAACCAAAATGCCCAACTTTTCACGTACCCAATTGATTACTACCTTGACCATGATGTTGCACACCGTACAAGACAACCCTGATACGGAACTTAATAGAACTATGGCACTCGCCATGTTTGAGGTTACACTCAATTATTACAATCTTTTCACACGAAGTGGTGATAAGAAACTCATTCAGGCCTGTTATGATAAGGCAAAAGGGCCTAAAAATGATCGCAGATTTGCGAAGTATGTTGTTAAATTTGAGGAACTTACTAGACCGCAACCCTTGCGCCGTTCGAGGCGGTTAGCAAATAAGCGTACTTAAACGCAAGCCTCTCATTCTAGATAATGTTACTACGAAGAATCTATGATCTTATCACGAAAGTGGAAAAACCCAAGTTAGGTCGATGGTCTCTAAAGACATGTAATGAAATGGCGGCTTCTATAAACTCCGTGTACCAGAACAGAGATCACTGTGGTGATACGATATGTAAAACACCAAAAAAAGCTTCGGAGTATCCGGATAAGTCTAAATAATCATTTTTAAAACGCATATTCTATACGAGTTTTAAAAGAATTTTTAAAATTAGACGTTTTTAGCACGAGGGCGACGACGAGATATTTTGGTTTGTGATCTATATTTAGATGATCTTGATTTCCACCACCTGTATCCACCGAAACTAACTGAGATCATAGATACACAACATAAACAACACAGTACTAGGAGAATGATCAATGGAATCATTTCTCCTATTGCCTCTTCATTTTCGGCGTTAGTTATGTCATCCCCACACATTCGTGTGAAGGTTTCATCTGTATTGAGCCTGGCCTTTTCTGCGTTAGATGCATCTTCACTCACCTTTACATCCCTACACACGCGTTTAGGAAACTTTTTGTCCTTGGGTATCCTAGGTAGTGACTGGACATACTCCTTAGGTAGTGGTATAGGTAAAGCCAAAGCTTTAGACACTATATCCATCTTACTTTATGACAACAATTTATTTATCACCGACTACACTGGTGTTCCTGGTGCGGTTTCTGAGAGTCGTGACCTTGGAAGGCTGTTGGATATGGTTTGGTACGAGGTTATCCTCCCAATCCCAAAATACAAAGTCACCCACAGGAATCTTGTGATCATTTGTGACTAAGCAGCACACAACCTTGGCCACCTTATCAGTGGGTTCAGCCTTGGAGAAGTTGCGAACCTGTTTGTATACATTACCATCCTTCACGTAGTGAGAACCAGTTACGTGAATGTCCCCAATCTTGTAGTAAGGATCATTGTGATTCCTAATGTTCATGGTGGCCTCAACTATGCTTCCATTTATGAGAACATCACCAAGTTCAAGATTCTTCATTTGGCGGGTGGTACCATTCTTAAGTTGAATGGCGGTTTCGGGGGCGAAACACCTAAATCCGCGGCGTCTGAACCTACGCCTGAACTTACGCCCGAAACGCCCCATTTTCCCAAAACGGCGGGGGCGGAATCTACGGCGACGGAAGCGGAGCTTCCTTTTCATTCGAGCCCTTAACCTCGCCATACGTCCACGTCCTCTTCCTCTTCCTCTTGGGCGGCGACCCCTAGGCCGTCTGGGCCGTCTGGGCCGTCTGGGGCGTCCACGTCCACGTCCACGCTTCTTCTTTTTACCAAAGAGGCGCTTTCTCATTGCGAATACTGCACCACCTATGGATGAAGAACAGCAGCACGCTATAAGCGCCGCTATTAACATTGTGTTATCACCACCACCTTGATTTGGTAATGGTATTGGTGCGCTCATTATGTATTAGGTCAATATTATAAATTGACCTTCTGGTCTTCCCAATCCCAAAACATGTGTTCACCTACTGGTATTCTATGGTCGTTTGTGATTACACAACTGACTACATCATCAACTGTATCTGTAGCTCTAGACTCTTTGAATTTTTCGACTCTTACGTATTTATTAGAATCTCTTATGTAGTGCGACCCAGTTACGAGTATGTCAGTATCCAGTTCTTTACTGTGAATGCGGTAGTATTTATCTC